ATTAGCTTTTTCAACAACTACTTTCTCTTGTTTATCGTCCTCAACATGCTCCGAGTCCTTATCAGGAGTGGTGGCGGAGTTGACTCCTTTAACTGAAAGAGTAGGTGTAGCTGAATTGCTGCCAAAGACAACAGCCGAACCCTCTATAAATTTAGCTTCTAATACCGCACAGAAATATCCGTACTCGTCGGCAGCTTCAGGATTAACCGCTAAAGGATAGTATTTATCCCAATTAGCTTTCTCCTCCGCCGCCCATTTCTCTTCTGAATTAATGCACCACACGTAATCCACGTACCTCATACCCACAGAATGTTGTTTAACCCATCCTCTCATGTACTGTTCGTACATAAATGCGTTACGCTCCTCTGTCACTTTAGATTGGAATACCAAAACCTGCGTTTTTCCCTCGAAAGGCATCCCTAACGCTTTCCAAGACATCGTTTTAACCATCGGTATAGCCTCGTCGGATATGATATGGTCGAATGTGCGTTGGTGTTCTTGTAAGTGCATCGTTTTAGGATTTTGTGACACAGAACGGTTCCAAATCCCTTTTATGTGCATATCTTGGTGAGAATCTATGATATTCGTGGTGTTTATCGCTACGGTAACGCTTATTGTGCCTTCTTCGATAACTTCTATCCCTTTGGGGTCTTCCCCCTTCTCTATTTCGTCCGATTTATCTATCACCTTCACGGGAAAAAAATCAAATGCGTCGGTGTACTTAACCGCCGATTTCTTCATCCGGTTCAGTTTAGCTTTATTGTCAACGATGTAACGATGAAGCTCTTCCTTACTAGCAAACTCTTTATCTAGCATTTGCGTATAATTTTCTTAGATTTCTTAACAAGCTCTTTATCTGCTTTAAGCTTTTCTATTTCTTCTCTAGTTAATTTTGGCATATTATTGTGCTTCTAGTTTAGCTTTAACTTCTGAAGGCTCGTAAACCCCTGCTTCAATTAATTTAGGCATTACCTGTGCTAATTGAGAGAAGGCCACCGCTTTTTCTTTTTTAGACTCTTGGTAGAAATCCAAATGCGAATAATCCGCACGAAGCACAAAATCCGCATTCGGCATCCCTACCATATTTAGCCATTCCGAAAAATAGTATTCCAAAGAAGGCACCGCGCTTTGCGTATATGCTTCTTTTCTAGCCTCCGGCATGGTTTTGTATCTCGATGTATCAATACTAGCTAATTCAGCGGGCCATTCATAGGCTGAATATACCGCCTTTATTGCCTGTTTAATGGCATTCGGTATGTCCATGTCGACTATCTTAGCTGTAAGAGGATGCACTTTCGCCTCCCCACTTAATACTAAATTCCTGTTCTGCCCTCGGCGTTTACCGTATTTAACTCTTAACTTAGCTAGTATATCCTCTTTCTCGTCCTTAGACGCGCTGGAAGTTAACATTGTGTGGTCTTTGGCCCCCATAGCTATAATATTCTCCGCCCCGCCCGAACCAAACAGCTCAGTAAGTACTTGGAATATTGTTGCGTAAGCCGACACCGGTTCGGACAAAGACTCTAGCCGTGAGGCCCCGAAAATCTCATATCCTGTTGCGCTAAGGGTGCCGTCATAAAAAACGTGCATTTCGTCCGCACCTAAAATCACAACATCGACTCCTGTTCTTATTTCATATCGATCTACTTTTCGCTCAAAGTAGAGATCAGTTTTATTTGTATAAAAAATATGCACGAACTCGTTAGGTACCACATAATAGTCAATCCCTAACTTCCCGTTATCCACAATTCGTACAAAAGCCTTGCCGTGTAACTTACAATAAAGATCAAGTTTTCTAAAAAATCGCTTAAAATCTTCTTTACCGTTAGGTTTATTTATTTTAGCCATTATCTTAACAGCTTCAGGCTTATCTACCGTGTTGCCCTGTTTGTCAGTAACCTTAATTCTTAAATTAGCTATGGCCGATGATGATTTACCTAATACCGAACGCACAATGTCACATTTCTTGTACGCGTCCTGTCTACCTGTAACGGTAGAACAGTCAATCATATACTTAGTACCCATCATAGACAGAATTAACTTCTCTATCTCCGTTGCGGAGATTACCCCGTCAGAATTAGTATCTACAGTTTTCGTACTACTGAACCATCCCATGCCATTTCTAGTTTATTACCGACAAAGATAAACATAAAAATCAATTCTCCAAATCTTCGGGAACTAAATCTTTAACTAACATAAACCACCACTGCATAACTACATACCTCAGTGGGTCTATCCCATGATTAAATTTATCTATCGGAGTATTAGTTACGTTCCCCTCCACCACTTTATTGCAATAATTCTCAAACTCCATGCGTGCGGGTTTGGTGTCTACCACATGTAGGTTAAACCTCTTAACCGCACTAAGCCCCAAAACTATACTTACCTTACTGGCCTTGAAAAAATCATAAGGGCGTTTGTACAAGTACTTAGTCTCATTAAGGGCTGTTACGAAGTTAACCCCCGTAGTAGCAAACTTATCCTGCGAGTCGCATATAACATTCACCCTCTCATACTCCAAGTTCCCCGCTTTCTCTTTCCGTTTTGCTATCTCCTGCATGATGATAGGATCCGCCAGCGCGAATAAATCGTCAGGTGAAGGCGTACACTCGTAAGTCATATACTCCACATACAAATCCATCCCCGTTCTGCCAACTTTAATCAGCACGGAAGGATCTTGACTATATCCAAAATCCAAACCGAATTTCACTTCTTCACACTCAGATGGAAACTTATCTATCCATGTAATCTGTTTAAATATAGCTCCTTCGTCCGGTGTGCGTAATCCTTCCCCGTACACCATCCATCTCCACCTATCCACCGTTTTATTCCGTATGTTTCTCACATTCGGACGACGATACCTTACCCCTCTTTTGAGTTCGCTACGATTCTCAGGTCTTTCGGGGTATTTCCACCTATTGTTATCCTCGTCCCAGTCCGTGAAGTCCCAAGGGCACCAAGAAAGTATGTCTGTTAAAACCGCCGCCGGAATATGCTTGTTATTGCGAAAAGAAGTTTTCGTAAATAGAACATTCTGCCTTCCTTCCCAATCAAATATCCAGTGGTGCGTGTATTTCGGATTCCAGTCAAAACAAGCCAGTGTAGTATTCCGCTGCAAAATATTCAACACCGTTTTCTCATTGTCAATATCCAGTGCCTCGTTAAAAAATACAATGTCGTTATCACCGAACTCCTCGTCTCCGTCAAGTCCGCGGAACTTTATCCACGAATTACCTAACAAGTATTCAGGTGAAACATTCTCGTTACGAACAAATCTTGGAGAATAGTGATTCATCAGCCTCATACACTTAATAAAGTCGGACTTAAACGCAATTTCTCTACACGACTTCAGTGTTTTTCTGATGACGTAAATGTTTAGGGGCATGCCTCGATGGTTAGAACAAAACCATACAAGGAAGTGGTAGAAATCAAAAGTTTTACTTGATCTTGTGGCTCCTTCATTACAGAAGATAACCCTAGTCCTGTTGCCTTCAGGAAAATTCTCCGAGATAGTTTCAGGGTATATGATGTCCTTATGGGACTCGTAAAATTCAACCATCGCCGCAAATAACGGATTAGGGTCGAAAACTAATGTTTTGGTTCTTATCTCTGCCATTGAGCTACAAAGATTAGAAATAATTTTGGCCTATGCAAATTTTTCAAGGGGGGAAATTTGGGACTTAAAAAACAAACTTAAAAGTTGGCAAATATTAAATCAGTAAGAATAGATTTGTGTGACGGAAGAGGGCGGCCAATAGTAGGCGCAAAAAGGGTATGGGCGTATAAAGGACAAATATAGTATTTAAACCAGTATGCAAATAGTAAGTGGATTACAAAACAGCGAAAAAAGAAGCCCCTCAAAATAAAGCTTGTTGGCTCGTTTCTGCGGGGCTTTTTCCTTACAGTAGTGTATTAGTGTGCAAAGGCACATGTAAGTAAGTATGCGCGCTCTATTAAAGCGTAAAGCTTTGTGTATGTTAAAAACAAAGCTTTATGAAAATATTCTACTTAACATAATAATAATTATAGGAAAAAGTAGCAATATGACACATAATAAAGGCGTATACTACCAACATGATATTAATTATCCCTTTTTGCCTTTATTTCAGTTTAGTTTTACCTTCTTTGTCTATCTCAGCGTTTACATGCACTTGAATAGGCTGTAAATTAGTGTGACTCACTTCGACTGATTCGGTTAATCCTAAATCCCTACTGATTATGGTTGCATTAAATTCACCGGCAACGGCTCCGGCGAACTTCTGCGAACGGATTGTCTCGCGCACGTATGCG